ATACTGTGCAGCGTTGGATGGGAAGAAAGTAATGGCTCGCAAACTGAAAAATCCCGACCGCTTTGGCTCGCGTATGAGTGTTATGGACACCCAGAAGGACGCGCCGATCAAGGCTCCTGACATGAGCAAGATCGATGTCGGTTCGACCCCCAAGCTGAAGATGTCGTTCGGTGAAGCCTTCCGTGCTGCGCGCAAGGATAAGGGTGCAGGCTCTACGTTTACGTGGAACGGCAAGAGCTACTCGACCAACATGGCTAGTGATAAGCCTGCTGCGCCTAAGCCTGCTGCGCGCTCGACTACTTCTTCGGCTCCGTCTTCGGCTCCCAAGCCTGCTGCGCGCTCGACTCCGTCTTCGGCTCCGTCTTCGGCTCCTAAGCCTGCTACTGGTACGAGTGCACCCGCAACCAAAGATGTAGTGAAGGCTGCTCAGAACGCGCCGAAGCCCATGTACACACCGTCGCCTAGCGATACTCGCGCTGCTAAGCTATTGGCGGATGCTGCTGATACCCGCAAACGTGCGGCGGATACCAAGGACTATAGCGGCTCGGCTATCGCTTCGCGCCTCCAGAATATGTTGGGCGTCACGAGTGCGCGAGAAAACACCGCTAAGATGCTCCAAGACAGGGCACAGCGTGCACGTTGGGCGGATGTGACGGCACAGGGCGAAAAGGATAAGACTGCCGCTGCAGACGCACAGAGGCGCGCAGATCGTATTGCGGCTGGTAACAAACCGAATGCTACCATGACCGAGAAGTTTTACGCCAATAACCCCGACGCAATGAAAAAGGGCGGCGCGGTCAAGAAAATGGCCAAGGGTGGTTCCATCGACGGTATTGCCCAGCGGGGTAAGACTCGCTGCAAAGGTGCTAGATAATGCCCTCGACCAGCGTCAAACAGGCCAAGTTCATGCGGGCGATTGCCCATAGCCCGTCGTTTGCCAAGAAAGTCGGTGTCAAGCAGTCGGTAGGTAAGGATTTTGAGATGGCAGACAAGAAAATGAAGCGATTCGATACCGGGGGCTCTACCATGGAGTCTAAGCGCAAGTCGGGTGATACTCGGCGTGATACTCTTGGTAGCGATAAGGATATCGTAGATCGTGGTAACCGCACGCCTTACGAGCCTATCCCGCCAAAGAAAGAATCTCCGAAGCCCAAGCCCAAGCTCGGACCTATGGGTCAGAAGGGTTATGCCAAGGGCGGTGTTATCAAGCGCATGCCTACCTCAGAGCAGATGGGCGATCTCAACATGGCTAAGGGCGGCGGTATCGAGAAGAAGGGTAAGACCGGTACCAAGATGGCCAAGATGGCCAGCGGTGGCTCTATCGATGGTGTTGCTCAACGTGGCAAGACCCGTTGCAAGGGGATGAAGTGATATGCGCCCTATGACCGCAACAACGTCGGATGCGTCTGGCGGTACGAAGAACTCCACTGCGCTTATCTTCGACTATTATGGCAGGCCAGAAGTATCACTTCAGGTAGTCGTTACAGGTTCGGCTACGTGGACTGTGCAACAGACGCTCGATAACGTGCTGGACTCGACGGTTACTCCGACTTGGTTTAGCCATCCCGATGTGAACATGGTTACGCAGACTGTAAGCCGTCAGGGTAACTATGCGTATATTCCCACAGCCGTTCGTCTCCAGCAGACGGCTGGTAGCGGTTCAGCGGTTCTCACTGCTGTTCAAGCAGGCCTGCATCCGTAATCTTAGGAGGATATTATGCGTCCGTCTCGTGGTATGGGTGAGATGAAGAAGTCCAAGATGCCGACTAAGGCGGGTATGGCCAAAGGCGGCAACTTCATCCAGAAGGCCATCAAGAAGCCCGGTGCGCTCCGTGCCGAGCTTGGTGCCAAGAAGGGTGAGCCGATCCCCGCAGGTAAGTTGGCCAAGGCAGCTAAGGCTCCCGGTAAGCTTGGCCAGCGCGCACGGTTTGCCGAACTACTGAAGGGTATGAAGAAGGGTAAGTAAGATGGCTGGGCACACTGACGAGGGCAAATGGAAGCGCATTGTCGCCAGTGTGAAAGCCGGGACCAAAGGTGGTGACGCAGGACAATGGTCCGCGCGTAAGGCTCAGCTTGCCACTCAGCGGTACAAGAAGTCTGGGGGCGGCTACAACGGCCCGAAGACAGAAGCTCAGAAATCCCTGTCGAAATGGACGCAGGAAGACTGGGGTACCAAGTCGGGTAAGCCGTCTACGCAGGGAGCCAAAGCCACTGGTGAGCGTTACCTCCCAAAGAAAGCGCGGCAGGCACTGACATCTTCTGAATATGCTGCTACAACCAAGGCGAAACGCGAGGGTACCAAGGCGGGCAAACAGGTCGTCAAGCAGCCCAAGGCAATCGCCAAGAAGACAGCGAGTTATAGATGACCACGACCGGCACCACCTCGTTTAATCTGGACCTCAACAACCTCGTGGAGGAGGCTTTTGAGCGGTGCGGTGCTGAGCTTCGTACGGGCTATGACCTGAAGACTGCTCGCCGTAGTCTTAACCTGCTTACGATTGAGTGGGCTAACCGGGGTATTAATCTCTGGACTATTGAGCAAGGCTCGATCTCTATGGTGCGAGGGCAGATCACATACGATCTCCCTATCGATACGATTGACCTAATGGAGCATGTTATCCGCACGAACGCGGGTACGACTTCGAACCAGCTTGATATCAACATCAACCGTATTAGCGCTGACACCTATATCACGATCCCGAACAAAAACACTCAGGGTCGCCCCATTCAGGTATGGATCAACCGCCAATCAGGTGCGACTACGCCGTCAGGTATAAGTAACCCACAGATCAATGTTTGGCCTGCCCCGGACCAGAGCAACTACTACACCTTCTTCTACTACCGTCTGCGCCGTATTCAGGATGCTGGTAACGGTATCAACACACAGGACATCCCGTTCCGCTTTCTCCCATGCATGGTGGCTGGGCTGGCGTATTATCTATCGCTCAAGCTCCCCGGTGCCATGGAGCGTACACCCATGCTGAAGGCGATGTACGACGAAGCTTGGCAGCAGGCTGCCGACGAAGACCGTGAGAAGGCCCCCCTGCGGATTGCTCCGCGTCAGATGTTCATCTGATGGGAGGGTGCTATGCCTAATCCGTTTGCCTCTGGTAAGAAAGCCATTGCGGAATGCGACCGCTGCGGCTTCAGGTACAAGCTCAAGCAGCTTAAGAAGCTGACGATCAAGACCAAGACTACGAATATCCTCGTATGCCCAACGTGCTGGGAGAAAGACCAGCCGCAGCTTCAGATCGGTATGTACCCGGTTGATGACCCGCAGGCGCTCCGTAACCCGCGTCCTGATGTCAGTTATTGGCAGGGGGGCCTGACTGGGCTTAAGATAAAGACCTACGGAGAAGTGCCGTCCACTAACGTGCTGGCCTTCGGGCAGCCATCTGATGGTAGTCGTGTTATCCAGTGGGGGTGGAACCCTGTAGGGCTTAATAACCCTTTGGCTTTCCCTGACCTCCCAAATACGCTAATAGGTAATGGTGAGATAGGCACAGTGACTGTGCAATCGTAGGAGTAAGACATGGCTAAGGGTGGTGTGACGAACGAACAGCGGAAGAAGCTAGGCCGCAATCTGGCTAAGATCGCCAATCAGAAGAAGTCGGTACGTACGGTTCCGACGAATGAAGTGAAGGTGAACAAGAATGGCTGATTCCGATACCTTCCCATGCCTTTCGGCTACGGCTAATCCGCTCCCCTCGCGCCGTCAGCAGCCGCGTGAGTACTCTGCCCCTATGGGTGAAAACGGCTATCCAAACAAGGTAGCTAATACCCAAACCATGCGTACTCGCGGCACCAAGAACACGACTCGCGGGAATAGCAACAGTACGAAGATGGGTTAATTCCGATGGATTACGCTTCGCTCGTATCGTCTATCAAGGCGTATACTGAAAACGACTTTCCGGACACGGTTGGGTCTGGCGGTCTTTCGTCTACTGATCAGGTTAATACCTTTATCAAGCAGGCAGAGCAGCGTATTTTCAATGCAGTTCAGTTGCTTGATCTTCGCAAGAACGTAACTGGTGCTATGACCATGGGGAACAAGTACCTATCGATGCCGACTGATTGGCTAGCTAACTTCTCGCTGGCTGTGGTGGATAATGACGGGAACTATAACTACCTCCTGAACAAGGATGTGAACTTCATCCGAGAGTCATTCCCGTCGCCTTCGGACACCGGCATCCCGCAGTACTACTCATTCTTCGACCAGAACTCACATATTCTCGGCCCTACTCCTGACGCAAACTACGCGGTAGAGCTACATTACTTCTATTACCCTGAGTCTATTGTGGATGCAGGCACTTCGTGGCTCGGGGATAACTTCGATAGCGTCCTGCTCTATGGTTCACTATTGGAGGCTTATACCTTCATGAAGGGTGAAGCTGACGTTATCGCCGGGTACCAGAAACGATACGATGAAGCACTTGCCCTCCTTAAGGAACTGGGCGAAGGCAAAAATAGGCAGGATATGTACCGCACCCCCCAAGTGCGATATCCTGTACGGTAACAAGGGATTATATGTATGGCTATCGTTCAGGGGATGTGCACTAGCTTCAAAGCTGAAGTGCTTCTTGCTGTGCATGATTTCCGCGTTACCAGCGGGGATACGTTCAAGATTGCGTTGTACAGCGCGGCAGCTAGCCTTGACGCTAACACTACTGCATACACGGCGTCTAACGAGATTACCGGCACAAACTACACTGCTGGGGGTAAGACCCTTACCAACCTAGGGGTTACGGCTTCGAATGGTAGCTCGGCTCAGGGCACTGGGTACGCAACCTTCAGCAATGTGACGTGGGCGGCGGCTACATTTACTGCGCGCGGGGCACTTATCTACAACACGACTCCTTCAGCCAACGGTACAGCAAACACTGCGCTTACGAACCCAGCGGTAGCTGTGCTAGACTTCGGCTCTGATAAGACTGTCTCGGCTGGGGACTTCACCATCGTGTTCCCAAGTGCTAATAACACTACGGCTATCGTCAGTATTGCTTAATGGCGCTTATTCTCGCTGATCGCGTACGTGAAACTACGTCCACCAATGGGACTGGCAGTGTTACGCTGAACGGTGCCGTGCGGGGATATCAGTCGTTTGCGGCTGTTGGTAACGGGAACACCACATACTACACAATCACTAATGGTACTCAGTGGGAAGTGGGTATCGGCACGTATAGCACTAGCGGCCCCACGCTTTCTCGTGACACTGTACTTTCCTCCAGCACGGGAAGCAAAGTTAGCTTCAGTGCTGGCTTTAAGGATGTGTTCGTTACGTACCCTGCTGAGCAGGCAGTCACCTATACTGCGCTATCAACGACTACGGGCGCGTCTTTGATTGGCTACAATGCTGGCCTTAATGGCTACTCTTTCCCGAATACCCTCGCACCACTTGCCAATAACACACTATGCGTCAAAACACTTGGTGCCATTGGCGACGGCACGCTGCATCCGCTTTCGGAATACTACGGTTCACTTGCGGCGGCGCAGGCGGTCTATCCGTTTGCCACTAGCCTCACGCAATCGGTCGATTGGTGCGCGATCCAACTTGCCTACCTGATCGCTTACAATGGCAATGCAGGGCTTCACCCCGACATCGATCTCGGCTTTGGCATGTACGTCATCGACGCAGACATCCAAGGTTACGGCTATGTCAAACTGCGCGGGCGGGGTTGCGGCATCAGCAACAGCGGCCCTCCGACCAATGGGTATCTGACGCGCGGCTACCAGACCACGCTTCTGGCTGCGCCGGGATACAACGGCAACATGATCGTATTCAATGCGATCAGTGCGCCTACAGCAGTTGTCACCGGCTCTATCAGCGGGACCACCTTGACGGTCACGGCGGTCTCTAGCGGTACGCTGGCAGTCGGTTATGGTATCGCAGGCCCCGGCATTGCTTTCGGCACGCTTATTACGGCGCTGGGTACGGGGATCGGCGGTGTAGGCACCTATACCATCACGGTTTCCCAGACCGTTGCGTCCACTACCATCACGGTCTCCGTCGGAAGCCTCTCCGACATGTGCGTCGAGCGCGTCTGCTTCCGTGGCAATTGGGCTGGCCCTGATGCTGTCGGCAACCCGACCACAGGTCGCGCCATTGCTTTCGATGGCGTCTACATGATCCAGAACGCCTACGTCGAGGATTGCGAGTTTCACAATTTTGCGCAAGACGGTGTCTTTTGTAACGTGGTTCCTTTGCCCGCGCGTATGCGCAGGCTTTGGGGCCGCTATCTTGGCGGTTCAGTTGTCCGCGTCAATTACAGCAGCAACCGTGGGTCACACAGTCAGGTATACGAAGACATCCAAGGCGACTTCATTGGCGGCGTTCCTCAAACGGTTGATGCTGCCGGGAACGCACTGGTTTATCAGCCTGCGCCGATCATGCTGGACGGCTCTCTCCGCGTGGCCGCTGGCGGTAACAGCTTGGCGGAAAGCATCGTCATCCGTGATGTGAAGCACGAAATTGATAGCAGCTACACCAGCACTACGGCGTATTCGCCTAATACGGTCCATCTACACCAGATGAAGGGTACGACCGTCGCTATTGAAAATGTCAACACGGAATACGCTAATGTGTATGGTGCAGGCATTCCGGCTACAAACGCGATCCTTCTTGTCACCGGGGCACAGCCTTTTTACCGCCTGTCAAACTGCCGTATGGGCACTCTACTCGCGACCGTGGACTATATTGTTGACGACCAAATTCGCGCGACACAAGTACCAAAAGCAGTACGCGACTATTCATTCACACGCGACGACCGCGTGACGTACAGCAACTCGGCTGCGGATACGATTACGCGGTCGGGGCAACTTGTAGAGAGCAGCTTGGTGCGAGATGGCTTCGACCGTTTCCAGCGCCGCGCCGATGGCAAAATGTCGTGGGGAAGTGGTTCCGTTGCTCTTGATACGAACCTGTACCGCATTCAGGCTAACGTGCTAGCCTCGGATAGCATTTTTCAAGCAACCAAGATACTTCAGCGTGGTGGCACGGCGCTTCAAAATAGTGATTTTACGCTAACCAACTGGGGCGCCAGCCCGACAGTAGTTGTTACGTCTGGGTCTATCGCGGGCCGCTGGCGGATTACTATTACGGCGAGCACGACGCCGGGCGCGAACCCGACTGTTCGGTTGACATTTCCCACGGTAGCGGGGACGGATTTTGCTTACCCGACGCAGGTGTTTTTGTTGGTGCAGCAGGGCTTCTGTAACACCGGCACCCCCGGCGCCTATGCGACAGTAGTTCCTGAAAGTGTGAGCAACAATGCGCCCTTTGTAAGCGGCTGCTCGTTTACGTGGATTGGTACGCCAGTTAACGGTTCCACCTATATTTTTGAAGGGTTGGTATTCTAATGGCAACGCGTTATTGGGTTGGCGGCAGCGGTACGTGGAACAATGCCTCCACTGCTAATTGGTCTGCCACCTCAGGCGGCGCGGCAGGAGCGTCTGCGCCTATCGCGGGCGACAGTGTCCGTTTTGACGCCAACTCAGGCACCACCGCAACGGTGACTGTGGCTGCATCTGCCGTGTGCGCCGATGTCATCATGAATAAGAGCGACATGACACTCCAGTGGACAGGTAATTCCATATTCAGTTCTACGTTCACCCTTACTACCGGAACCGTTGACTTCAACAGCCAATCACCGACTTTTCTTGCGTTTGCCTCTGACAACGCCAACACCCGGACCATCAAAGGCCCCGGCACGGTCAAGCTCACCTCAAACAACCAGACCTGTCTCAGCCTTAGCACCGCAACTAACCTGACCATCGCGGGCACGCCGACCTTCGATTGCACGTATTCTGGTTCTGTGGGCACACGTATCCCGGTAGGCGCGCCCACTATCGCCACGGGTGCGACGGAGGCCCTAGCCTATAATATCAAAGTCAGCGCGGGCACCGACACTGTTAACTTTTCCGCAACTGATCGCGTGGTAACAGACATCGACTTTACCGGCTTCGGCGGCACGCTGAACCAGTTGTCGCGCCGTATTTATGGCAACCTCACGCTCTCGACGGGCATGACGCTGACAGCCCAATCGAACTCGACGACTTTCTGCGCCACCAGCGGCACCAAGACCCTTACCACCAACGGTAAGACTATGGACTTCCCGCTTGTGTTTGATGGCGTCGGCGGTACGTTTCAGTTTGCGGACGCCCTGACCCAAGGATCGACCCGCGCGTTTACGGTAACCAATGGCACGGTCAAGCTCAAGGCTGGCACAACCAATACGGTCGGTTCTTTCACCACCGGTGCAGGCACAACGCAGCGGTTCCTGCAGAGCACGGTGGCTGGAACACGGGCCACGCTCACGGCCCCCAGCGGGACCAACACAGCTACATACCTGACCATTCAGGACAGCGCCGCCACTGGTGGGGCAACATGGAGCGCGCCCACTGGTAGTGGTAACGTGGACGCAGGCAATAATACCGGGTGGTACTTTAGTGCTACCTCAAGCGGGCTCAGTCGCGGCACTGGACTGTACGTGGGCTCCAGCGGCCTGTATAAGGGATCAAAGGGCCTGTACGGCGGTAATTCCGGATTGGATAACTAATGGCACAGCTTGGACCTGTTAAGTTTCTCACTGTACATTGCGCAGCTACGCCTGAAGGTCGGCATGTTTCTGCTGATCAAATCTGCCAGTGGGATCAGGCCAAGTTTGGTCAGACTTCCTACCATTGGGTGATTGAGCTTGATGGCTCGACACACCGCACACTGCGCGACGATCAGAAGGGCGCACATGTCGGGGGTAACAATACTGGTAACATCGGCATCTGCTATGTCGGCGGCGTGGATAAGAACCTGAACCCTAAGGATACGCGCACACCTGCACAGAAGCAGGCAATGCTGACGCTTATCCGTACCTATATTGAGCGTTACCCCGGTCTGCTCATCCGTGGACATCGTGACTGGCCGGGTGTAAAGAAAGCGTGCCCGAGTTTCGATGTCGATGCTTGGCTTGCTGAGACAGGAGATTGAACATGAAGAAGGTCTTTAAGTGGATCGGTTCGCGTTTGAAGGAACGCTCGACTTACGCGGGTCTTAGCGTTATTGCTGCAGTAGCGGGTGCGCCCGCACTTGGTGTACAGATCGACCATGTCGGTCAGGCTGTGGCGCTCATTACCGGTGGTGGGCTTGTTGCTGCCACGACGAAGGTGTTGCTGTGAGGTAGCGGCGTGTTTGGCTTTTCATCTATCGCAGAACTAGCTTTTGCAGAAATTTCTTCGGCGCGAGAATCAGGCTGGGAAGTTATAGATGATAGCCAAACATCGTCTTGGGCGTCAGTGAATGACAGCCAGACCGACAACTGGGTTTTGGTGGACGATAGCAACGTGGTAGATTGGGCTGATATCCCAATGTAAGGAACTGAAATGGCTAGTACCTATAGCAACCTAAAAATCCAGCTTATGGCTACTGGCGAGAACAGTACGACATGGGGTAATGTCACCAACATAAACATGGGCACTGCTATTGAAGAGGCCATCACTGGTTCTGCTGATGTAGCTTTTTCTAGCGCTAATGTGACTCTCACGCTCACGGATACGAACACCTCCCAGACTGCACGCAACCTGCGTCTTAATCTGACGGGAACTGCGACTACGGGGTACAACCTAATCGTGCCTTCCATCGAGAAGGTATATATCGTCAACAACGGTACGGATGGCACGATCACTATTAAGAACGCTACCGGTACAGGTGTCGCAGTGCCTACTGGTAAGACAATATGGGTATTTAACAACGGCACAGATATAGTTAGTGTCGTTACTCACCTTACTTCGCTGACACTCGCAACGCCGTTGGCTACTAGCTCTGGCGGCACTGGGTCTAACTCTACCACATACTGCAACCTTACCACAAATGTGGTAGGGGCTTTGCCTGCCGCCAATGGTGGTACCGGCCTTACGACTTTCACTGCGGCAAACAACGCTATCTATTCCGCGAACGCTAGTACTCTTGTAGCGGGAACGCTCCCCATCACAGCCGGTGGTACCGGCGCTACAAGTGCTGCCGCTGCGCGCACGGCTCTAGGTGCAGCAGGCTCGGGCGTTAACACCGATATCACTGCGCTTGATCAGGATGTCACCGTCACAGCTACCGGTACGATTGCTGCCAACACTATCGGCTATAGAGGCCTTCCGCAGAGCACCAACACAACTCTGGCGCTCGCTGATGCTGGCAAGCACATCTACACGGCATCGAACGTCACGATCCCAGCGAATAGCGGTACGGCATTCCCTGTGGGCACTACCATTGTCATCGCAAATAGTGGGTCTGCTACGCTCACGATCAGCATCACGACTGACACGCTGCGTCAGGCAGGTACGACGAGTACTGGTACGAGGACCCTTCTCGCCTACGGTGTAGCTACAGTCGTCAAGGTCACTTCCACAGTTTGGTATATTAGCGGGAATGTCACCTGATGACTGGCATCTTGGGCGCAATGGTAGGGGGTAGCGGAGGGCCGACTATCCAGCTTGTGACCCCTGTAACCTTGTCTTACCTGAATAATGCGGCAGTCGCTATTGTGGCTTATGCATTGGACCCTGATGGGTATGTATATACCTCTGCTGGTAGTACACTATCGTATGTGCAACAAGAGCAGTGGGACAACATGCCCGCTACCACGGGTAACTACGAGGTCAGGGCTACGCTTAGTTCTGGTACGGCACCTTCAGGTACGTTGGGTTCTTGGACAGCCGTCAGTTCTCGCCAAGCATGGACACTTGTCACCACTTCCGGGTTCGTTAAAACTTGCGTCCTGACAATTGAGGTGAGGGATACCGCAACTAGCACAGTTAAAGCTACAGCAACCGTAACCCTAACTGCGGACTCTAGGTAATGGTCTTCATCAAGCTCCAGTTCCGACCCGGTATCAACCGCGACCAGACCAATTACACTGGTGAGGGCGGCTGGTATGCTGGCGACAAGGTGCGGTTTCGCTCGGGCTTCCCTGAGAAGATCGGCGGCTGGACTAGGGACGGGAGCGACACATTCCTCGGCACCTGCCGTCAGATGTGGAGTTGGATCACCACCTTCAGCGATAACTTTCTTGGTGTCGGTACGAACCTCAAACTGTACATCCAGAACGGTCCCGGTGGCAGCTATTACGACATTACCCCCCTCCGCTCAGTCAGCCCTACGTACACAGGCGCGAATACCACCAACTCAATCTATACCTCCACCGGTTCTAACACCGTAACTGTTACGCTTGCTGTTGACCCTAGCGCGCAGGTTGGAAACTACGTTGATATCTCGGGTGCGACTGCTGTGGGAGGAATACCGGCTGCGGAGCTTAACGCATCTCAGCTTATCACCACTGTGGGTGTTCCTGCCAACTCGTTTACGTTCCAGACATCCTCAAACGCTACCTCGACTGTGACTGGTGGGGGTGGTGCGGGGATTACCGTCAGCTTTGAGATTGATGCGGGTTATGCGACGGCCACCAACGGTTATGGCTGGGGCACCAGTACGTGGGGCCGGGGGGCGTGGGGTTCTACCTCTACGAGTCCGGTTTTGGTCCCACAGCAAGACTGGTGGATGGATAACTTCGATAACGATCTCGTCGCAAATATCCGCAACGGGGCACCATATTATTGGGAACGCGGCACCGATACGCAGCCTACAGCCTCTCTGACAACTAGAGCTATCTCGCTATCCAGCTATGCCACGAGTCAGGGCTTTAGCGCGAGCTATGTGCCGGTTAAGGTTGGGCAGCTACTCGTATCACAGCAGGACAAACACTTGCTGGCTTTTGGTGCTGTGCCTTATGGCAGCACGGCAGCCTCGGACTTTGACCCACTACTTATCCGCTGGGCGTCTCAAGACAGCCCCGGAGAGTGGCAACCTACTGTCACCAATAGCGCGGGATTCCTCCGCATTTCCCGTGGTTCGCGTATCGTACGGGCACTGGCTACTCGGCAGGAAATCCTGATCTGGAGCGACAGCAACCTCTACACCCTGCAGTTCCTCGGAACGACCGATGTCTTCGGGCTACAGGAGTACGCAGACAACATCTCGATTGCTTCGCCTCGCTCCGTCGCGGTGGCAGCTAACGTTGTCTACTGGATGGGTCAGGATAAGT